AGTGCCAGGGATAATACGACGAATCATTGGGATAATGATTTTTTGGAAATTACCAATTGCGCCTGCAGCGTTAACACCAGCAGCAGCAGTTTCCATCAACTGTTGTTTAGTGTTTTCCATAATACGGCCCATGTAGGCTTTTTTATGAGCAGGTAATTCAGTTAGTAAAGCTTCTTTGGTTTGTGACCAATTTTCAAAAAGTTCCATATAGTTAACTCCTATTCAGATTTTATAAGATTTGTTTTTAAGATGTTATGCCAGCGATTCTTTTTAGAAAATCGATATCAGCGGCTTGTTTTTGTTTTTGTTCAGAGATAACAGGTTTAGGAGTTTCACCATCACCAGTTGCAAGAACAAGGTCTTCGCTTTCAATTGTTGCTTCAGTAATTGGAGCAACCGCTTCTTCTTTTTTAGAAGTTAGTGTTACGTCTTCTTTCAAGATGCGACCGATGAAGTGACCATAAGCTTCTTCTAATTTTTCAGTTTCAACGTTTTGAAGAACGAAACTCATTTGCTCACGTTTTGAACCGGTAAGAGGTCTTAACACTTCTTGCATTTTTGATTCACGAACCAATTGAGCTTTTTCAGTTTCAAGTTCTTGCATTGCTCTTTTAGCATCTGCAAGTTTACTTTCAGCGATAGTCAATTGTGATTGAACAGAAGCTTCATCAACGTATGATTTAGCATATTCAGTTACAAATGCTTCAAATACACGTTTACCGAAATCATTTTGTTTAACGATTTCTAAATCTTCTTTCATTTCTTCAAGTTCTTCTGAAAGTCTAACTTCCAAGAATGAATCAAGTTTATCAACTAATGATTCAATTTCAGATTCAACTTCTTCAGCCAAACGTTTCTTTTCTTCAACTAATCTACCAGCGAACTCTGCTTCCAAATCGCGGAAACGTTCAATGTCGCTTTTCAATTCAATGTAAGATTGTTTCAATTGCTCTGTAACGAAAGCATCAACTTTATCAACAAGTGCTTCACGAGCAACAACAAATTGTTCTGCTAACTCAGCTCTTACTTCCAAAGATACTTCTTCTTTAAGCTCAGCTTTTTTAGCTTCAACAGCTTCAGCCCATGCTTCTGAGATTTCGGTTTTGGTTTCTTCGCTAAGTAGGTCAGTTTCTAGCAACTTTTGTAAGATTTCATCCATATTTACCTCCAAAGATATTATTAATTATCTAAAACCCTAATTCAAGGGTGCTAACTTTATTTATAGTAGTTACCTATAAATTTGATTTTTACTCGTCATTATCTTCTTCAGAAGAAATAGAATCTTCGCTTGAAGGTTTTGATTGAATGCCGGCTATCTCTTTCATTTTAGTGGTAAAAACTGGATGTAAATCCATTTCTGCTTGAGTTGTATTATCTTTAATTAAGCTTTGAATGAAGTTTCTTATTGAATCTTTCGTTTCTGACATATGTGTATCTCCTAAGTTTTATTACGTTTTTGAATATGATGAAATGACTTTCCATCCTTTACTTTTACCCCTAGTTACAGGAAGAGTGTTTTGAACTTGAGCTTTATATCTAAAAATTGAATATGCTAAATCATGTTCTTGACAAAAGAGCTTTATGTCTCCGGTCTCAATCACTTCTCCGATTGGATTTTCTAATATCCAATTTTTTGCATTATGATTATTTGCTCCTTTCATTTTTATTTTCATAAATTCAGAATGTGTTCTACATCTTTCAGAGTTTTCTTTATTTTCTTTAGACATTCTTTCTGAATTTTTTCTATGATGTTCTGTATTAAATTTATTTTTACCAAGCAGTTTATTACTAATTCGCTGTAGATACTCAAAATCTTCTTTTGTCCTTCCCGATTTGGTTTGTGCCATTCTATGAGTCATTTCTTTTCGTTTTTCGTCAGAAATACATTGAGCTACACCTAACCCTCCTTGTCCGCCAATAGCAATATTATAAGTATCTTCTCGCATAATCATTTCGGCATTTACAATTTTTGTCTCTAACTCGTTCATTTCTTCTTCTGAGGAACAAAAATGTAATATTTCTCTAACAAAATTATTTCTGCCATATTTGGCAATAGCGGTTTTTAGAAGTTTTCCACTACCTAAATAATTATCGTTAAGATTGTTTGTTTTATGTTTTCCTATATAAAATTTATTATTCACTATACATATAGTTCTATAAATTAGATAAAACGAATACATAAATCTCCTACTACAATTATTATAAAAATCTATTTACATTATTAGATTTTCTATATTATCTTTCGTTTAGTGCGATTTTAGCTAATGCATGCCAATCACCTCTAAACCCATATCTTCTTAAAGCATCTTCATCTGCATGTGTTTGAAAGAAATCAACCATTTCTTCTTCGGTTTTGATTTCATAGTATTCATCCTGGATTTCTAAATCATCAGGCATCCATTTATCCATTTTGTAAATGATTTGTTCATCTCTTGTCATTTCAACAATCATTTTGTCAATAGCGGCATCAACATCTTTGATGCCAGCCGTTTCTAATAATTTTTGTAAATTTGTGTGTTTCATTTTTAAAGTTCCGCAAAGTCTTTTAAGTCGTTGTCAATAAGTTCTTCCTGAACGGAAAGAACACTTTTATTTTGCTTGATGCCATGATTGACAATCTTTGCAGCCTGCAATAATTGTTCTGATGCTTTAACTCCAACTATAACCGGAACTTTATCTTTGACATTAGACAATAAACCGCCAACATAATTGCCAGGATATTGAGCTTTCACTTTTACACCATCAATCCCTATCATCCCTTGTGATTGATAGTTTTGACTTTCATATCCACCAACTTTACTTCCTTTTGGCAAAAAGTTTTTTATCTTCTTGAGCATGCCTTCTTGATATTCTTTATGCTCTCTTAGCGGATGCCAATCTATAGTTTTATCATAAATGATTAGCAATGTCCCATTATCATTAAAAGAATTATATGAAACTTTTTTGATAATGACTGCTGATGATGGGTCAGATAAAGTAACTCGAGTAAGTTCTTTCCCAATGAGTATTATCTGTAACGCATCTCGTAAAGTATCATTCCAGTCTGCCCAACCTGCTGATGAAGATGCTTCAGTAATCAAAGATAGAGCTGAGTCAATGTCCTTAATACCTGCAATCTCAAACAGCTCTTTCATTGATTTTTCTGATTTCATTTTTATTTCTCCTTAATTATTTTTATCAAAACACAACTTGAAAAGTAACTGTGTATGATAACGCTCCATGTTTATTTAATTTTTCATTTGAAAATGTAAATGTATGTTCTTGACTTCGAATAGCACTTTCTAACGACATCATAATTTCATACACAATATCTAAATCTCCATTAATCGATAAAGAATAAGTATTATAAATATTTTGCTCCGATGATTGAAAAACCTTAACTTTAGCACCAAATTGAGACACAATTTGGTTCATTATTTTACATATATTTTCATAACTATTTTTTTCACCGTTTCTTAACTCTTTAATGATCGCCTCAGCTGCTTTTTTAATTCCAACTGAATTTCTAGCTTTTATTACTTTAGCTCTAATTTCTGCAGGTAGGTCAGATATGTCTTCGAAATCTGGAGTATTTTTAACAAACCACTCCATATCAGTTTTATCCGATTTGATATCTTCTATCAATGGTGTTTTAATTCCAGCAATTTGTAATGCTTTTTGTAAGTCGTTCATTTTTATTTTCTCCTAGGTTCCTTATTTTTTAGAAATTATTGATAGTAAGAATTTTTTGATTTCTTTTTCTAAATGCTTTTGAGCACTTTTGTCTTCTACCACAATTTCAGCTAAGGTTACTATCTTTTGGTTTTCTAAGCTTTCACGAACAAGGTTAGGGCGAGCATCAGGAGCTGAAGGATTATCAACGATATCTACAGTGACAAAGCTAAAGCCAGATACTTTACCGTCAGCACCGACTGAACCTGTACCACGAGAAGAAACACCAAGTCTAACACCACCTTCAAGAATTGCTTTTGCAATTTGACCAGATGGAGTATTCAAAAGTTTCATTTTACCAACTACGTTTGAACCATCCATTCTCATTTCAGTAATAGCATGAGATACGTTGGCAAGGTTGATAGTGATATTGTTAGGGTGGGTCAGCTCACCCATGATTAGCTGACCGCTTGCAATCTTTTTAGCATTTTCTTCAACAACTTTCAACATTTCTGCTAATTGATACTCGCGGCCATTACCATTGATAACGCCTGCTTGCATCATAATGCCAGAAAGATAATAGTTTTTGCCATCATCAATGCTTTCAATTAAGTTAGCTTGATCAGGAGTTAGGTCTTCAGTAAGTAGTATTTGTTGTGACATGATATTGTCTCTCCATGTATTTGTAGATTTTTAAGTGATTATCTATTTAGGATAATCTTTGATTTTTATAGACCTAAATTGTCCATGCCACCACCGGCTCCTGGTGCTCCAAGTCCCATGTCGTCAGCTCCACCGCCAAGACCACC